TGCTGTGGGCGAATACCTGGACATCTACGGCGAGAAGCGCAACTGCATCCGCATTCCTGCGGAGGCTGCGACCTGTACCGTGGAAATCAAATTCCGGGCCAGCGGCACGGCGAAAACCCTTGCTGCCGGTACGGCTCTGACCGCCGACGGCGAACATCTCTATCTGCTGACCGAGGCAGTGGAGCAGACCGGCTATGAGCAGACCATCAATGCCGAGGTGATTTGTCGGGAAACCGGCGGCCTTGGCAACGGCCTGCTTGCCGGTACGCAGATGCAATTCATGGTTCCGAATCCGGCGGTTCTCAGCGTATACGCCATCCGCGATGCAAGCGGAGGCCAGGACGAGGAAGACGACGAGGTTTACCGCGAACGCATCCGCAACTTCGGCCTTATCAACACCACCACCGGCCCGCAGACGCAGTATGAGAGCGCCGCAATGAACGTGACCAGCGAAATTCTGGACGCGCGGGCGCTCAACCTGGGCGCTGGCGTGGTTGGCATCTATCTGCTGCTGGCAAGCGACACCGGCGCTGCGGCCATTCTGGACAGCGTGAGCGCCGCCCTGAATGCCCAGGACGTGCGACCGCTGACCGACACGGTGGAGGTATACCGCGCCACGCAGATGCCCTACGAGCTGAAAGTGCAGTATGCACAGGAGGCGGGCAGCAACATCACGACGGCCATTGGCGAGGCGGTGGAGGAATACCAGAAGTGGCAGGATGAAGAAATCGGCAGGGCCTTTAACCCTGACAAGCTGATGGCGATGCTCTACCAGGCAGGCGCGATCCGCGTTGTATGGGGCGACGGCAGCCACTTCAACAACGGCGCTGTGCAGTATACCACCATTGCCGAAAACGCCCATTGCAAGGGCAAGATCACGCTGGCGGTGATGGCCACATGATCGACTTTACGATTCATCAGCTTTTCCCCGACTTCATTTTGGCCGATAAGAACGGCTACGCCATGGCAAAGGCCATTGAGCGGGCCTTGCAGATCATGTGCAGCACCATTCAGACGGGCGTTGACAATCTGCAAGACATCGACAAAATGCCCGAATGGCGCTTGGATGAAATGGCCTGGGAGCTTGGTTGTCTGTATGACCACAATGCCAATATCGAAACTAAGCGGCGCTGGATCAAGGATGCAACGCCGCTTTATTCTGCCCTCGGCACGCCGCAGGCAATCTACAACTTCCTTGAGGGCTTCTTCGACCAGGTGGAGCTTGAGGAGCATTGGCAATACCCCGGCGAACCCTTCCATTTCCGCGTGACCGTTTCCGGCGAATGGAACGACGCAAACGAAGCATGGCTGCGCAGGGCCATCGAGGCCAGCAAGAATGTGCGCAGTGTGCTTGACGACATCGCCCTTGGCAGCGGTACAACGATCATCGTTTCCGGCGAGGGCGGCGTGCTGGCGCGGTACGGCCCGCCGCTGACCGGCGATGGGCTGTATGCCGGTACATACCCGGAGGAAAGCATCATCAGCAGGATTGCGGATGATGTTTACGTTATCGCCACGCGCGAGACAAAGGGCCATGTATTCCCCTACCCGCAGGCAGGCACGCAGCCCGAAGAAACCACCGTCGGCGGCTTTGGTGAAAGCCGGATCACCGCCGCGCCGGTGGCGGAGGGACACGTTTTCCCGTACCCGGCCACAAGCGAGGAGGCGCAGGCAGGCACGCGCCCGGAGGTAAACACCATCGGCGCGATTGCCAACACCAGCGCACAGACTGGAACCGACGGCAAGGCTACGGCCTTTTCGTACTCGCCATGCACGGACGAGAACCTGTGCGGAAGCGATGAAATCTAACGGAGAGGAGGAAAACCATGCTGACGAATAGCGCCCTCAATTCGCTGCGCAATCATTTGAAAAACAATATTGCGTATGCACGATACAAAGTCGGCAGCACCTACTACCAGGCGGAAATCCAGACCGCCGAGGTGCTTGCTGATGGCCGTATCGCAGTAACCTTCATCATCGACCACACCGTAGCGGGCAACATCACCGTGACGGAAGTACAGCTTTTCGACCACAACGGTACGCTGTGGGCAAGCAAGGCCGAGAGCATCACGCGGAAGGATGCGCAGGAAGGTATTCTGTACCGTTTCCGCTTTACCATCATCGAAGAATGAGGAGGAATGACCCGTGGCCTTTAACCGCACCAAATGGCAGGATCACGTCGTCGAGCGCCCGAGGACTTTTACCGAAGTCACCAACGCCGACGGCAGCGTGACCCACACCCCTGCTCCTGGCGAAGTGCTGCAGCAGGGTACGCCTCAGAGCGCGACCAACTTCAACAACATTGAGGATGCCTTGCAGCATCTTTCGGTCGCGTTCGACATGTATTTCACCATCACGCAGGCCCAGCTCCGGGCGCAGGCTGACCGCATCGAGGAGCTTGAGGCGTCCACTGCGGCCCTGACCACCTGATAAGGAGGACGCACCATGAGCGATGAAATCAAGATGACCCCCGAAACCGGCATGACCGACGAGGAGATTGCCGAGCTGGAAAAGCAGCGCGAGGCCGCCAGGGAGGCCCGCCTTGCTCCCTTCAAGGCCCTGCGCCAGCGCATGGACGCCGGACTGCGCTATGCCGTCGCCAATGACGGCGTGACCGACGAGGAGTTGCTGACCATGAGCGCAGCGACGCCGGAATGGAAACCCGGCATGACCCTTGCGGTCGGCGATACCGTGATGCACGGCGGCAGCATGTTCGTCGTCATTCAGGCACACACCACGCAGGCCGGATGGGAACCTGGCACGGCTACCCAGTCCCTTTTCCGCCGCGTGCAGCAGGAGGGCAGCACTGAATGGCAGCCCGATACCGACTACGCCACGGGTGCGGAATGCACCTACGAGGGCAGCACCTACACCTGTTTGCAGGGCCACACCTCGCAGGCCGGATGGGAACCCCCGAACGTTCCTTCCCTGTGGAAACTCAAGACCGAATAAGGAGGATAATGCAGCATGAACAATTCCCCTCTGGAACAGCTTGCGCGTCAGTATGGCAACGTAGTGCAGTATGACGCGAAAGGAAATCCGAGTATTTTCTGCAAATTCCCGAAGATGAAAAGCTCCGATCTGGACGCTTCCCTGCCGGATCACGTCCACCCGGCTTTCGTCATCAACAATGTTGAGGAGGACGCTATCCTGATCGGTAAGTACATGTCCTCCGAGCTGGAGGGCAACGGTACTCAGTATTCCCTCCCCAACATGCCCCCGCGCGTTTCCATGCACCATGACACGTTCTTGCAGAAGATGCGTGCCTTTGGCAACGGCGCATCCGGCATCACCATTGCCGACCACGGCTTTATGCTGCTGCTGGCCCACAAGAACCAGTGGGAGCCGCACGGCAATAATAACTGGGGCTGCGACTACCGCGACGCTTCCCCCTGGGAGCTGGCGAAGGCTTACACGGTCGGCACGATCCGCTCTTTCCGTGGCTGGACTTACAACTGCATCAAGGCCCATACCTCCTCTGCGGAGCTGTTGCCCAGCGAAAGCCCCCTGTATTGGCAGAAGCAGAAACATGTAGGCGGCACGCCTGCGGCGGAAAGCCAGTACAACGCCGATAGCCAGTATCGCGGCTACAACACCCTGACCGGCAGCGGCCCCATTGACTGGTATCTGGGCAGCGATCCCGGCAACCTGTGTGACATCCAGGGCAATGCCTTTGAACAGGTTTACGGCTTCCGTCTGGTCAACTGCGAAATCCAGATTCTCGGCGACAACAACAACGCTGCCGACGCGACCGCCGACTGTTCCGCCAACGGTGCGTGGAAAGCGATCCTGCCCAACAGGGCCGACAACGGCTATACGCTGGTTGCTCCCGGCACTCCCGGCACGCTTCACTACACCTGGCAGAATAGCAAGATCACCATTGACACCGTGGAGCCTACCTTCGATGGCGAATATCGCGGCACTACCTTCGCGTCCATGGGCGTGAACACGACCAATATTCCCTACATGCCCTCCATCATGTATGAGCTGGGCTTGGCTCCCATTCCTGGTACGACTGTTCAGGGATATTTCTATGTTCACATGACGCAGGACGAGCGCGTGGCGCGGCGCGGCGGCCCCTACTACCGCACGTCCTTCGCGGGCATGGCTTTTCTGAGTTGCAACTCCCCGCGTTCCTACGCCTCCGCGAACTATGGCGGTCGCCCGCGCTCCCGTTTGAATCCCTGATCCCTGAAATCTGAACTCTGTGGGGTGCGCGATAGCGCATCCCCCTTTCTGATGCTATGAGCAATTTTAATGATGACGCCCTGCTGAATGGGCAATTTGCCCTGCAAAAGATCGACGATCTACTGAACCGGGTGGATGGTGTGGTGAACAGATGGCCGCGCCTGTACAAAAATTCCTACGGCGAGAGGCTTTATAAGCTGCTGGCCGACATGGAAGAACTGCGCATTACTGCGGCGAAGAAGTACCACAAGAAAACTACCCTGCAAGAGCTGGACATCAAGAATGCCCAGGTGCGCATCCATATCCGCAGGATTGCCAAGACGACCTTCACGGATAAGCGAGGCGAGAAGCGCGGCCTGATTACTCCGGGCCAGCATGAGGAATGGGTGCTTCTGAACATCGAGATCGGCAGGATCATCGGCGGATGGCTCAAGCAGCAGGCAGA